ATTGTGCCAATATTCGTCATATTATTATCTTGCCCATCTAACGAGCCACCTAATTGAGGTGTATTATCTGATACAACATCTGATATTCCTGCTGAGATGCTTGCCCAAATAGTACCAGTGTTGTACTTCAAGGTGTTACTTACTGAGTCATACCACAAATCACCTGCCGATGGACTACCAGGGTTAGTCGCACTAATAGTATATTCATCTGCGTAACGATTAATATTTACCTCATTATTAGCAACACTAGTTACGTTAGCTGATATTCCCGATACGGTGGTTACGTCTCCTGAAATACCTGCTACGGTAGTTACATTAGAACTAATCGCTGCAACAGTACCTACATTCGTTATACCATTAGCAACAGTCGTAATATCACCATTACCTGAAGAAGTAGTAGGTGTAACTGTAATTGACCCTAAATCTTCAGAGTAAGTAACATCACCTGCTACAATGTTAATATTAACTTGGTCGGTACTTGAAGGGGCTGTTGCTTGCCAAGTAGAACCCCCTGTATCATAAGCTCTTAACTCACTACTTGCAGTATTCCACCATAAATCACCAGAATCTAGGGAAGTTGTTGGAGCGCTTGCTGCGATTCTATACTTATTAGCAAAAGAATTTACATCTATAATGTTAGTAGCTACTGTGCTGATATTCGTAGCATCACCAGCAACCGCTGCTACATCAGATGCAAGACCTGCTACTGTATTTACATTTGTAATTGAAGCACCTACTGTATTTACATTGGTAATATTAGTAGCGACTGTGTCAATCTCTGATACTGCTTCGTTTAAATCATCAGCTACAGTAACAACTTCAGATACCGCTTCAGCTAAATCATCAGCTACTGCTACAACCTTAACGATATCATCAGCAACTTTAGATACATCTGTGATGTTGGTAGCTACTGTATTAATGTTAGTAGCGTTAGACACAGCTGAATTAATATTAGCTGCATTACCTGCAACACTTGTGACGTTAGCACTAATGCCTGAAACTATACTCGTATTAGCTGAGATTCCAGATACTGTAGTAATGTCTGCTGAGATACCAGCTAAGGTATTCATATTAGTAACATTGCCTGAAGTACCTAAGGTGTTCATATCTAAGACAACATCAGCTGTACCTAGAATATTCATATCAGTAACTACAGCAGCAGTACCTAATGTGTTTAAGTCTGCTACTACATCAGTTGTACCTAAGATAGCCATATCAGCTACCGCATCCGCAGTACCTAAACGACCAATCTCTGTAGCCTTACCTGAGACAGTGTCTATGTTAGTTTGGTCAGTTGTAGTAGGTGTAGTTCTCTTCCAAGTAGTAGAAGCTAAGTCATAAATCTTAGTGATATTTAAAGCTGTGTCATAGAACATAACTCCATTAATAAGAGCATCACCATCATTATCTACTGTAGGGTCAGCTGCTTTAGCACCTAAATATCTATCATCAAATGTGTCTAACGCTAGTTCGCTAGCTGTTTGAGCTGCCTGTGCTGCTAATTTAGCTGCCTCAGTATCTGTGATTAAAGCATCTAAGTCATAACTATCAGCTAGAACTGAAGATGTTGCAATTCCATGTCCTCTATCAATACTCATATCAACCTCTTCCTAATCTATGATTCTCTCTAGTATTCCACTTCTTAGTATCGGCAGCATAAGAGCTGTAATCTTTGCCATATTGGAAGTTGGTACAGAAAGTCTGTTTAAAGTAAGAAGGTTCTCCACATTCTGAGCAGACTTGCGGTTCTTCACGTTTGTCGTAAGATATTATATTATCTGTGACGTGTTCATTGTTACATTTATAACTAAATATTGGCATAACTTACCTGTAATTAATTCAAGATAACCCTCTCGTACAGACAAGGGTTACATTTAACTAACTACTAAGCAGTTACTTTGAAAGCTACAGAAGCTTCAGAGCGTAACTCACCTACACCGTAGATAGTATCAGCAGTAAACAAGTCACCTAAGTATTCTTGTTTGTACTGAGTCTGTGTACGCACACCAACCTGTTCAGCTAATACAGCAGCATCACGGTGAAGGATAAGACCCTCACGGTTAGTACCTGTAGTAGGAGCAGAGTTAGTTACGAATACTTCCATACCGTAGATATTACCAATCTTACCAGTCTTGATAGCATCGTTACTGTTAGTGAAAGCTTGCTCTGTAAAGCGAGCTAAACCTAACAACGTAGAAGCTGCAACTGGAGGTAAGATTAGAGAACGATTGTCCATAGGAACATCATCATTATCTAATGAAAGAATCATCGCACGAATACCAGCATCAGTCATTGCACCACCAGCGCCTGAAGTCCAAGCAGTACCATCAGCCTTAACGAAAGAACCACCTGTCATAGTGCCGAATAAATCAGACTCTACTTGTTGAGCTAGCGCATAACCAGCGTCCTCAGTATAGAACTTACGCATTGAAGCTAAAGCTTGTACGTCTGCGATGTCTTCGATTAACTTCGAGTATTCGTAGTGTTTATTGATTGAAATATCAACTGTAGTATTAGTAGGATTCGACAGTGTTACCTGTGTACCTGCTGCTTTAACAGAAGCTGAGCCACGATTAGGCTTAGGAATGTGAATAGTATCACCTTTCTTACCTTTATGAGACATCTTTGTAACTAAGTTAGCTAAAACTAAGTTTGTTTTGTAAGCACCAATAACTTCATCTGACCATAGTTCAGGGATGAAATTATTAGCAACTGCAGTTGTTACATGGTGGTCGCCACCAAGTCCGAAATTAGCTGCCATTTTTATTTCTCCTTATTGAGTATTATTATTTAACCCGACCTTCAGCATACGCACTCATAATCTCATCAGATAACGAGGCATAACGCTCAGGGTCAGTTCTTTGTAGTGTGATTAAATCACTTCTACGATACATCTTTTTACCACCGACTGAGTCACCTGAAGAGCGAGTCTCTGAACTGGTTTGTCGCATTGCCTTTTGCCTAGACTTCTTCTGCTGTGCATTTACTTCTTTTGTCTTTCCAATCATTGATAATTGTTTCCAAGTACCTAATAATTCATTTGCAGCATTAAAATCATAGTTAGCATCAGCTCTGCGGAACAGTTCGGTACGAATACCACTCTCTCCTACCCACTTTTGAAAGCCACTATTACCAACAACATCCATAAAATCAGGATGTACTGACTCAAGTTGAGTTAAATTAGCTGTTTGGGCTGATTTAACATTACCTTCTCTAGCTTTGACAATCTCTGGATGGTTTTCTATCGCTGAATTTACTGCCTTAGCAGGGTCATCGTAAAAACTATCCTCGAAACTGACAACTTCTTCTGTCGATTCAGTAGCTTGACTAGCTTGTGATTGTTGCATCAATTGTTGAATCAACTGTCTTTGTTGTCCAACCTCTTGACCTTGCTTACCTAATACCTTCTCAGCATTTTGGTGCATCCCAATCACATCTTCTAGTGTCTTCCCAGCATACTTCTCTGGTGGTTCGTAAGTTGGTTCTTGTTGAACCTCTTGCCCTACCACTGGAGCTTCTGTTACCTGTTCTGCTACACCTTCTGGTGCTATATCTACTACTATACTCATTTTCTTGGTCTCCGCCCACATGGGGTTATGAAGTTATTTTTATAATGGGTCTGTTTCCAGGTTATCCATTGCTAGTTTAGTTGCACTTTCAAGGCTTAATAATAAACCTATCTGTTGCAACTGACCCTTAGCGTGCCAAAGGTCTTGTTCGTTTTTCATAGTGTCAACGTCTCGTACACTACGGTCAATGTTCTTTAATTCTTCTATCAGGTCTAACCAACCTTCAGTTTCAAATAAATCTAATCTGTCTTTTAGGAATTGCTCATCAGTCTTCATTTAACCTGTAAAGCCCCATCTGTCTGCATCATCCAGTTCTGTCTGTCTACACTTCCTAAACTTTTAGGTATGTAATTAATAAACCAACCTTTTGCAGTTCTAGGTACTTTACCGTGTTTCCTGTAATAATCTAAAGCTTGCTTTTCTCTAGGGTCAACTTCTACATCGTCACCAAATATAAAATCAAACATTCCCATTATTGATAAGTTCCTGTAATAGGTGTCCTAGCTGCCTTTTCTCTAGCGGTAGCCATGTTCAATATAGTCTCAGACTTAAGATGGTCCACTTCAGGAACATTTCTAGCAGTCTCAGAGTTCTTATTTATAATATCAGCCTTAGTTTTCTCAATAGCCATCATCTCTTTCTGTATCTTAAGAGCTTTCTCTTGATATTTAAGTTCATCTGGAGCTTTCTCTTGTGCCTCAGCATACCATTTAGTAGCTTTAGCGGTTTCTTCATCAGCTTCCGCATTTAACTTCTTAACTTCAGCTTGTAACTTCTGCATCTGAAGCATCATTTGCTGTTGTTGCATCTGTTGCTGCTCAGGATTAGGTTGATTACCTTGCATAAGTTGCTGAACAATCTGGTCTCTATTATGTATAGATGAGTTTTGCATCATAGACACCATAATCACGTTGAACGCAGGTGAATCTTTAGGAATAGCTTGTAACATCTGTACCATCTGTTGCATCTCTAGCTCTTTAGCCATGATACCCATAGTAGAGTATGGAATAAACTTGTAATCTGATACAGGGTAACGCTCAACATCAAACTGAATCTTACGCCACATTGATTTATTAATCAAAGGGATAAGGAAAGTGTTCTGGAAGTTCATTAAGGTACGTTTCTGTCTCTTAATAGAGGCAGATTGTGCCATAGACATACCTGAAGAGGTAGCTCTATCAGCATTACCGACATCAGCTGAGCCAGTTCCCATCTGAATCATGTTTTGAAGGGAGGCAACCTGAGTAAACGTGCTTTGGTCTGTGGTTCCCAAGTCCAAAGGCATTAAAGCTTCGCGTGGTGAACCATTAGTTAGTATAGTTTTTCCAGGTCTAACCTCAAACTTGATACCACGAGGTAGCCGAGTCGCATCTGCTGCCATCATAGGTGTAGTTGTTAGGGCGAGAGAGTCAATTCTTGCTCTCATCTCAGCATCTAGTGCCTTTTGAGGATTGTAACCTTTCTCACAAACACCTCTACCCCAGAATTTATTAGGAACAATGTCATGTTGATAACTTATAAACGGTCTATCTACCATCATGAAAGCATTTTCCTCTGCTCTTAGGATGTATTCATCATTTACTAAAGTAACGACAGCTTCTACAAGCTCATCCTTCTTAGTATATTCAAAATCATCCTTATCTATATTAGCTTTAAGGAACCTTTTAGGAACTAAACCCCAATATTCTGTAATCTTAACTGAATCTGACTCATCAGCTTGTTTAATCTCAGGGTCAAAGCCGAATCTAATAGTATCATAATCACCATCTAAAGGAACATCACGATAAATACCAGACTTAATACCTTCAACAATATGATATCTAGGTTTAATAACTTCATGTGCAACACCCAAAGCATCATTAATAGAATTAGCAGAAGGGTCAATTAAAAACTCTTTAGGAGAGATAGGTTCTAGTTTAACATCAATAGATGGGTACTCAGTAAGCTGCCTAGTTGTAGTCATAGTACCTTCAACAGGTTGTTCTACAGGAGAACGCTCTACATTCTGTTCAACAACAATCTTACCAATACCAGTACCATAAATAGCACCATTAAGGAATATCTCACAGACAGAATCTTTAACACCAGTCTTTTCTAGGTCTTCTTGTAGTAGATTACGGACATATTCAGCATCAGTCTTATCTTGGTCCAACATATCGTCTTGAATGTCAAACCATTTACCTCTACCAAAGGTAGCTTCTTCTAATTCTGCAACTGAGGACTCAACTGCCTGTTGTAAAGCAGGAGCAATGATTCGAGACTTCTCTGAGTCTCTAGTTCTATCTGATTGTAACCAAATACCGCGCCAAAGTCGGTAATACTCATCCCATTGTGTAACATAGTTAATATCTCTATGGGTTCGCCAACCTTCTAGTCTGTATGTGAGCCATGAGGCTAAAGCTTGGTATTGAGTTTCCTTACTTTCAAACATATAGCACAAGTACCTTAGGAATTTACCCGTAATATATCATAAAGTAAATAGGAATATCACCTAATTTCATTAATAACCTGAAATAATATCCTCAGGTTCCCAATCTTCCTCGAATTGTATAGAGTGGGCGAAGTCAGCAATAGAGACTTGGTCTATATAGGACAAGGCATCCAGCAGGTCATCGTGTGATAGACGTGAAGGGAAGTCAAGCATCTGGGATATGAAGAATCTCCAGTCTTTATCCTCATTAAAGGTGATTTGTTGGTGTTCCATCCGACCTTGAAGGGACCAAGTGATACGTTCTGACTTCTTTTTACCACCATGACGTAACTCATCTATATGTATAAACCGATTAGTAGCTCTCATCTCATCTTCTAGATAAGGCATGATAGCATTCTTCAAGGAACCAGTCTCAATACCTACAGTAGTAGCTTGATTTACCTCTGCAGCCTTTAATATCTTAGTAGCAGTCTCTTTAATAGACCACCTACCGTGCATAATATCCTTAACCCACCACTTATCTCTATCAATCTTAACAATAGCAATAGCAGTTTCGTCTAATTTAGAGGTTTTAAGCCCCCTTTCCTTCTCAGAAGCCTCAAAACCAGCAGGGTCTACAGCAATAACGTAATTACCTTCTTCAGGTTCCTTACCTTGTAAGAACCATTCCTCTTTAAAGATACCACCAGAGAAGGTTTCAAAGGATGCCTC